CAACACGAAGTCGATCCCCTACAATCAGCAGGGCTACTCGTTGATCGAGGCGGCCGGAATGGACGTCATCAACCAGGGGCTCAACTTCGGTGCTTTCCGGGCTGGCGTGACGCTCTCCGAGGCGCAGGCTGCGGAGGTCAACGCCGATGCCGGCATCACGATATCGACCATCCTCAATCAGCGCGGCTGGTACTTTCAGGTGCTCGACGCGTCTCCGCAAGTCAGGCAAGCCCGCGGCTCTCCGCCCATAACATTCTGGTACATGGACGGCGAGAGCGTGCAGCGGATCAACATCGCCAGCATTGACCTGCTGTAGAAGGGAACAGAACAATGGCTAACACGATCACCTCAGTCAGCGCGGTCTACACGCTGTCGATCCAGGACTTGTTCACCTCGCCAATCCAGCTTCAGGGCTTCTCTGCCGACAACATCTTCGGCACGGAAGCTCTGGCCAGTGCCGAGGTTCTCATGGGTCTAGACGGCAAGCTGTCGGCTGGCTTCGTCCACGCTCCTGTCGTTCAGAACATCGAGCTCCAGGCCGACAGCCTCAGCAACGACTTGTTCGAGCAGTGGTGGCTGGAGATGCAGGTCAATCAGGATGCCTTCTACGCTCAGGGCGTGGTGTTCTTGACCAGCGTCAGCAAGAAGTGGGCGATGCAGAACGGCATTCTCACCAGCTACGCGCCAGTACCCGATGCTGCCAGAACCCTTCGTCCGCGACGCTACGTCATCACTTGGGAATTCATCTCACCCGCGCCTGTCTAACAACAATGAAAAAACTATCACCACAAGGAGAGAGTAATGAGGAAGGAAAGTTTCGTCACGATACCGGATGACCCGCCCGGCAATCGGGACGCCGGCAAGATGTTCAAGATAACGGAGATGCCAGCCTCAGCGGCAGAACTGTGGGCTATGCGGGCGCTCCAGGCTATCGCTCGAGCCGACGTTGACATTCCTGAGGCTGTTCGCGGATCTGGCATGGCTGGTATCGCATACATGGGACTGCGCGGCTTCGGCAAGCTGCCGTTCGAGGATCTGCGCGAGCTCATGGACGAGATGTTCCAGTGCGTCCAGGTCTGCCGCACCAAGGATCAGAATGTGTGCTCTCCGGTAATCGAGGCAGACATCGAGGAAGTCTCAACCCGTATGTATCTCAGAGAGCGAATCTTTGAGCTCCATACGGGTTTTTCTTTCGCCGGCGAGAAGCGAACCTCGACTTCCTCGTCGGCGCCGACAGCTTCGAACCAGTCGAGTACCCAAACGTGACGCCGGTCATCGGGCGCGTTCTTTCTTCTGGCATGGCCAAGTTGCACGAGCTAGACACCATCTACTCGGTCGAGGATATATATTTGATGCTCGACATCATCGTGGTCGACGCAGCTAACAGGCACAAGGCGGCAGATGGCGAGCCTCGTTGACGAGCTGATCGTTCAACTGTCGCTTGATCCGGAGAAATTCTCTGTCGGATCGAAGAAGGCTGCGCAGGATCTGGCCAATCTAAAGCAGAAGGCAAAGCAGAGCAGCAAAGAGGCCGAGGATGCCTACAAGGGCATTTCAGAAGGGTTCGAGGCCATCGGTCGGCGCATGGTGGGATTTGCTACGACCATCTTCGGCGGCGCCGCGATCCTTAACTTCGTCAAGGAGACGGTGGAAACCAATCGCACCATGTCTATCATGGCGTCGATCACCGGGACGAGCGTTGAGAAATTATCGTCGCTGAAGTTTGCCTTTGATCGTCTCGGGTATTCTGGTGATAAGGTCGTCGGTATCCTTCAGGACTGGGACAGGCAGCTCAAGGGCATCGAGTCCCATAACATCGATTTTACATCGAGCACTATGTACAATTTGCTTGCAGACTTTGGCGCCCTTGGCGAGAAGCGCGAGCAGGTTGAGTTCATGAAGAACGCCACTGAGGCAAGACCCGCTTACGACATTCTTCTCGATCTCTCGACGGCCATCAAGCGGCTTCAGAGTCGGGGTGTCTCAGATACTCGCATCCTCGGTATATTGATGAACCGTGGGTTTGATTATGAGACAGCTGCCAATCTGGTGAAGGGAACGAAGTCGCTCAAGGAGCAGGTGGAGGAGCAAGGCGGCATCCTCAAGATAACAAAGGAACAGACCGACGCCACCAACAAGCTCTACACGGCCTACAAGACCTTGAGTGAGACGGTTAAGAACTTGGGAAACGACATCCTTTTATGGCTCAACAGGCCACTGACGTCGGCGCTTGAGATCATGATCCGCTTTATCAAGTTCCTCGACCAAGTCGTGCACAACCCAAAGTCCATGTTTTACCTCAAGCCGTCGGACATCTCGACGACGGGGCCGGTGTTCGGTGGTGACAAGGAAGGCGGTGCAGATGCGGGAGGCCGGACGCCGGCGGAATTGACCGAGTATGGAAAGCAGTTGATGGAGAACGGTCCTCCAGAGCAGACGTCCTTCGGCCCTAATCGCGTCAGCCTCCCCGGTGTGTGGGACACGACGACGGTGCAGTCTCCCTCTGGCAAGAAAGTTACCGTCTCCAAGCCGTTCGCCCCATACTTCGAGCACTTCCTGTCTGAGTACGAAAAATCTGGCGGGCTGGCAGGTCCTAATACTGGCGGCGAGCGAAAGGGAGACCCGCGAAAGCACGGCGAGGCTCTCGCCATAGACCTCAATCAAATTGCTCGCGATAGGCGGGCTGGCGGAAGAACTCTGCCGCTCGACGTAGAGAACAGGCTGGCTGATCAGGCGGGCCTTTACCCGGGAAGCAGGTTCAAATCAGGCGGACCAGACGCGGGTCACTTCGAGGTCAGCAAGGAGCTGATGGCGTGGGTGGCAGCTGGAGGCACTCCAGAGGAATGGTTTGCCAAGCGCGGGATGGCTAAGAGGCCGACGTCAGTTCCGTATACGGCAGGCTTTGGCCGTCTCTTGACGCCGCCGCGTCCGCAGCGAAACGAGAGTCGGACAGAGATCGGCAACGTCACCGTCCACAGTCAGGCCGCGGAGCCTGAGGCTATCGCTGGCGACATCAAGAAGGCGCTGGAGAAGGCTACATTCAAGGAACGCTTCGAGGCGGTGAATCCATAATGGCAACCGTTATAGACCAAATCATCGTCGAGCTTAATCTCGACCCGAAGAACTTCGAGCAGGCGACCAAGAAGCAGGCCGAGGCGTGGCTCAAGACGCGGCAGGAGGCGGAGAAGACCCACAAGACCGTTGGCGAGAGCGTCGACAAGCTGGCGCTGTCCTTCAATAATCTCGCGCTGAAGGTCGCCGGTTTTCTTGCTGCGTTCATCGGGCTTGAGAAGATGGCCAAGTTCGGGGCCGACCTCGTTCAGGCGAACATTGGTCTGCGCAACATAGCCCAGATCACCGGCATCAGCGTTACGACCATCTCTCAGTGGGGCCAGGCCGCAGAGCGAGCGGGAAGCAGCGTCGCCAGTATGAACAGCGCCATCCTCGGGATGGACAGGGCGATCAAGGAGTTCGACTCGAAGGGCGGCGGCAGCGAACTCGGAACACTGCTGAGAAACTTTCACGATCGAGGAATTGACATAAGCCGCAACAATCCTCAGGGAGGTCGCAAGACCGCCACCGAGATGATCACCGAGATCATGTCGGCGATGGACAAGTTGCACTACACCGATCAGGACAAGAACAGGGCCATGCGCGCCCTCGGCGTGATGGACGACAGCGTCATCGTCGTCCTCAATAAAGGTCTCGACGCCTGGAAGAAGCTGCTCGACGAGCAGAAGTCCATCGGTCTCGTCACTGACGAGAACATTAAGTCTGCCGAGGCCCTCACCAAGGCGTGGTACGCCATGACCCAGCAGGTCGAGGGTCTCGGCCGCGCCATTCTCGACAAGCTTGCAAACCCGCTGGTCGAGGTATTCGGAGCCGCAGGAAACGTCGCGCAAGGAAAGGTCGAGTATCCAGCCAAGGGTACCCCTAACTTTTTTGACGATGCCAGGTCGATATGGGGCAGCCTGAAGAAGGGAGCGGCCAAGGCGACGGAGGCTGGAAAGTCGCCGACGTTGAACGATAGATTTGGCCCGTTTGGTGACTCTGGCGACATTCCGAAGAAGGCAACGCCAAATCAATTCTCCGTCGGTGCCCAATCAATTAGCGGCGCCTCTCAGACCGCAAGTGCCCTCGGGATCACGCCTGCTCAGTACGACGCCTTCCGACAGGGCATGGCCAATATCGAGAGCAGCGGCGGCAACTACGGTCTCATGGGCGGGGCGGGGCGCAAGTACGCCGGTGCCTATCAGTTGTCGCGCGAGGAGATCGACCGCGCCGCCAAGTCGTTCGGGGAGCGAAGTCCGTCGCAGACCCAATTTTTGTCGGACAAGCAGATGCAGGAACGCTACTTCGACGCCGTCACCCGGATGAACCACGAGCAGTTATTAAAGAACGCGCGCTACGCAGCTATGTCGCCGACTGACCAGCTCAAGATGCTGGGATATGCCCATAATCAGGGAGCGCACGGCGCCGAGAAGTTTTTAGCAACTGGTCGAACCGGACGCGACGCGTTCGGTACTCCCGGGACTCGATACATCAGCGAGATCGACCGGCAGTTGAAAGATCGCGACGACCCCTTTGAGCGAGGCGGCACACCGCTGCCGCTGCTCTCTAATCCTCGACTGCTGCGGGCGCCGCGATACAACATGGGATACGGGCAGGGTGGCAACTACTCGACGTCGGAGACGGTCGTCCACTCCATGATCGTCAACGGGGCCAAGCAGCCGACTGACGACGCCTACGGCATTGCTGTGGACGCCAACCAGTCGCTCGAGCGCGGCCGATTTGTGCAACAGTTCACCACGGGGCCGATGTGATGCCAGGCATCGTCGTCAACGTTCCGAATCTTCCGGGCGTTCCGTCGCTCAATTTTAACTTCTCGATCTTGCCGCCGACGCTGTTGACGTCGGACGCCCTGAACGCTGGATCTCTGTTTCAGAATAGATGGGGTGTCTTCAGTTCGTCAGGGCAGGGAGTCATCATATTCGACACGTTCCTCAGCATAGACTTCCGCAAGGGGTGGGTTCTGGCTGACTTCCCGCTGGAGCAGGGCGCGTTCCAGAGTTACGACAAGGTACAAACCCCATTCGATGTGCGGGTCAAGTTCGCCAGCGGCGGAACGCTGACCAATCGAGAGCAGTTACTCCAGTCAGTCGACCATATCGCCGGCGACCTCAATCTCTACACCGTCGTCACGCCGGAAGCGGTATACAACAGCGTCAACGTCCAGCACTACGACTACCGACGCACCAACACAAACGGCAACGGTCTCATCACGGTCGAGATGTGGCTTCTTGAGATTCGGTCAGCCTCGGGAGGGCAGGCCTCGACGCAGAACTCTCAGACAGCAAACCCTGTGGCGGCTAATCAGACAACAACGAGTCTTGACCAGACTCAATTCTTCACTAACGGAGCCCCGCCGCTGACAAATACTTTCGCTCCGAATGGCACCACCATCATCGACACTGGATCAGTCCAAGGCATCCCGATTACGTCACCTAACCAACAGTTCAACACGCTGCCATCTGGTCTGTCATGATCGTTATACCCATCCAGGCCGTGCCGGCGCAGATCGTCTCAGTTCAACTGAGCGGCCAGAACTGTGACCTGAATATTTACCAAAAGTTCTACACGCTCAATATGGATGTACTCGTCAATAGCAATCTTATCATCGGGGGCGTCATCTGCTGGAACCTCAACCGCATCGTTCGGTCGAAGTACCTCGGATTCATCGGTGACTTCGCGTTCTTCGACACGCAGGGCGGAGGCGACGATCCGACCTGGGACGGCCTCGGGACTCAGTTTCAACTGCTCTACTTCGCACCTAACGAAGTAGACAACCTGGTCGAGGCTGCTCACGAATCTAATCTTGTTGCCTGATGCCCGGCACGTTCACGAACAAGAAGATCAACGTCAGCTTCAGCATCGGCGCTGGACAGACAGGAGAGAAGCTGGGCGGCTCGTCCGTCACGGCGCTCACCGGACATCGCATCTCCTGCAAGATCGTCAAGGCGGGATCGGACAACCATGCCACGGCGACGGTTCAGATTTACGGAATGCGGCTCGAGGTCATGGTCGCCATGGCGAGGGCAGGACCGCAGCCGCAGACCATGCAGAACAACTTCGTGACCATTGAGGCCGGCGACGACACCAACGGCATGAATGTCGTATTCACCGGCAACATCACTTATGCGTGGCCGGACTTGACCAATGCTCCGCAGGCCATGTTCCGACTCGAGGCCATGGAAAGTGCACTCGACGAAGCCAAGCCAGCAGAGCCCACCAGCTTCAAGGGTCCGGTGCCGTTCGAGCAGTGCGCCAACGCGATCTGTCAGAAGATCGGTCGTACGTTCGAGAGCAATGGCGTCGATAAGATTCTCAATAATCCGTATTTCTACGGAAGTGGCTTTATGCAATTTCGACAGCTTGCCGCGATGGCCCGCGTCGGTTGGACCAGCGAGGATAACCAGACGATAGCCGCGTGGCCGATTGATGGGAGCCGACAGGGAGGAGACTACGAAATATCCAAGGCCAACGGCATGGTGACCGATCCAATCGGTACGCAGACCGGCATCATCGTCAAGACGCTCTACAAGCGACCGCTCAAGTTCGGGACGAACATCAACGTTCAGTCGATCCTCGGCGACGCGGCGAACGGCAAGTGGGCCATTCAGCGTTTAGAATACTCGCTGGAGAGCCAGATGCCGCACGGCGAATGGTTCGTGACCATAGAAGCACAGAGAGGTTCAAACTAAGATGCCACTCCCAAGCGGCCAGCAGGGATATCCTCAACAGCAGACGCCGTCATCTGAGCGATCTGACAACAATATGCATCGGTTCGCGGCGGAGCAGATCCTCGCCAAGGCGCGCACTGCGACTCTGGTCAAGATCAAGGCGGTTAAGAGCAAGGGCGAGGTCGCGTCTCCCGGGATGGTCGACGTCCAGCCTATGGTCAAGCTGATGGACGGCAAGGGCAACGCCTCGAGCCACGGCGTCGTCAACAACGTCCTCTACTACCGATACCAGGCTGGGTCGTCGGCGATCATCATGGACCCGAAGGTTGGCGATCTCGGCTTCCTCGTTGTCGCAGACTCCGACATCAGCAGCGTCAAGTCGTCGAAGAAGGAGTCGAACCCCGGCAGTTGGCGCAAGAACGCCCTGCCGGACGGCGTGTTCTTCCCCGCTCTCCTCGGTAGCAGCCCCACCAGCTACATTCAGTTCACCGACGACGGCAACGTCGTCATCGACGTCAAGGGCAAGGGCCACATGGTATGCTTCGACACGCATGTTCAGATGAAGAAGAAGGGCGACCCTAACTTGCACGTCACGGTCGACATCGCCGGGGGCCAGCTCATCGCCGGCATGGATTTCGTCATCGCTCCCGATCCATACCCGAATGATTAGATCATGAAGACGCTCCTCCTCGATCAAGTGTCGTGGGATCTGGTGATCGACGCCACCAGCAACATCGCCGTTGCCTCCAACCCCTACGCTCTGGCGCAGGACGCGGCGAGCGAGATCAAGACGTTTCTTGGCGAGGTCTACTACGACACGACGCACGGAGTGCCGTACTTCAGCACGATCCTCGGACTGGCTCCGCCCCTGAGCTACGTCAAGAAGCAGTGGAACTCCGCCG